AATGGTAATATGGACGGATATATTTTTAATGTTCCTTTTGTAAAATATATATCTGTAATTGCACTATTCTTAGATCCAAGAAAGCTTTTAGAATGAGATTGTTGTTCTGAAAACCCTGAGGTATATCTAGATTGTGGAATTTTATCTGATGAAATTATTAAAAGAATGACTGAGAAATATATTCGCTGGTATCGTCAACTTGCAACTCCTGTTACGCCTAACGATCAAACTCCTAAATAATTATGAAGTTAAATAATATAAATTCTGTATATTCTCTTGCCAATATATTATATGGGGTTACAATAAATCCTGATAATTTTGAGGATATAGTTTTAAATGGTTTACAGTTAATAGGTAATAAACATTCTAGAATGTATAGATATGTAGGAGATACTACAAATAGAATACTAGAATTACCTTGCAATTTATCTTTTATAGAATCTGTAACAATTCCATTTGAAGACTTTCAATCTACTTCAGACACTAGTATCTTCCCATTAGTTCAAAATGCTTATTATGAAAGATATAATGAAGCTTGAAAATGGAATAAAGATCCATTATACCAATCAGGAAAACTATTAAATTATAATGAGATAAATAATGCATTAGAGTTTGATAGAGATTATTCGAATGTATCTGTACTATATCATGGTGTAATTGTAGATGATGATGGACTGCCACTTATAACAGATAAAGAATTAACTGCGTTAGCTGCATATGCCGCATATATTGATTTATATAAAAAGAGTCTTGTATTAAGAGATAGTAATTCTTTTCAAATAGCTCAAGCAGTTAAACAAGAATGATTGAGAGCTTGTAGTGATGCCAGAGTTCCTGAACATATCTCGCAAAATGAAATGAATGAGATTCTTGATGCTCGTACACGTTGGGATAGAAAGCAATATAAGAAATCATTTAAACCTGTTAACTAATGAATAAAAAAATGTTTCCTCATGGTTTTAACTCTAGGGAACTATATAATGGGTTAAATCCTAAGTTATTAAAAGGAAGATGAGTAAAAAATAGATATAAAGATCGTAAGAATCTAGCTGCTAAGATTTTTGATGACTGTTTTTATGAGATCTTATTGGATATTATAAATAATAATGTTACCTTTGTACTACCTCTGCGTTTTGGGAATTATGGAGAAATTTCTATGAAACAAATTGCAGATGAAGACTTTAAACAAGCATATAGAAGAGGTAAATTTAATAATATTGATTTTGTATTATCTCAATTTACAGGAAACCAGCTAGTATATAGATATATGAAGCATAATAAAGAAACTATGGAAAAACCAATCTATGTTGATAAATATCTTAAAAAACTCATAGATCAATATACTGAAGAAGCAAAAGTGTACTATTAATTATGATTAAAGAATTAGACGATTATTTAGGTATTATACAAGAAAAATATCCAAAGATCTCAAAAGATGAGTTAAAAAGAGTTATAGAACACGGTTTTAGTAGTTTTCATTTATTAGCTAAAAGTGGAGCAGATGTAGTTTTAGGAAATCATAACTATACTGCTTTTTGTGGAAAGATGTTTTTTGATGATTATAAAAGAGTTAGATATAATAATATTAAACATCGTATTAAATTAAGACTGAAATATAAGTACGCTCAAGAAGTATATAACGGAGCGTACTATTTCGGTCTAACTGAAGCTGAGTGAGAATTTTATAAAACTCAGATAACTTCAAAGCGTAGATCTAAAATAAAGTTTAGAGATTTGAAGTTATATAAAATACAAGAAGAGTGTTATTTAGATAGATCTAGAACACATTTCTTTAAATTATACTATCCAATTGATGTTGGATGGACATTTTTAAAAAGTGAAATCACAACAAGAAACTTTGAATATATAGCATATAGAGATGTAAAAAATAAAATAATAATGATTTAATATGGCAAAAGAAGAAATAATAGGGTCTCCTAGAAGAAATTTAGTTTTTGAAACTAGTGGGGTAATAAGAGTAAAAGTTGGAGATAAATATTATAAGTTAAATTATGATAAAGAAACAACTGATGATGAAGACGAAGAATCTATAGAGTCTAAAATTATAATTGTAGACGATATATTATTATATGAGACAGGGCAGTATGAATATCCTGGAGATAGAAAAATAATCTTTGCATTAAACGGAGGAATTTATTATACATTAGATAATAGTTATTTTAGTTTTAGTGATTCTCAAAATTCAGATGCTTCTCTTGAAGGGAATATAATATTTGATAATACTGTAATATTTAATGGAACCCCTCCATTTAAATTAAGTAGTTCAGAAGTTATAAGTAATCTTAATGCACAGTTTATTGATGGGCATAGTTGAAATGATATTCAAGCATTATTAAATAAACAGAACATCTCTTTTAATACATTAGAAACTACAGATGGAAAATTTATAGCTGAAGATGGGAAAGTTACATGTAATACAGTAGTTTGTAGTAATGCTAATATTAAAAAACTTAGTTTTGAAACTCTTTCTGGAAATATCTCAATTGGAGGAAATATAAGTGTTACAGCAAGCGAGCTAGATATTGATGGAAATCTATATGATCTTGGAATAAATATTTTACAGCTTCTATATAAATTATATTCTGTAAAAGGAATAAATACTAGTAAGACTACATTCGTTGAGTTTGCTAAAGATCTTGTAAAATCTGTAAATACAAGTTATAATTGACAAACTCCATCAACATATACCTCTCATCAATTAGATTTTGATAAACAACTTTTATCAGAATCTTTTTATTGGGAGCCAATAAACATTGAATCTTGAAAGAATATTTCGTGCATACCATTATCTGTTGCAGATAATTATTATATAGATCCTGAAGAAATTACAGAAGATACAGAAATTACTGAAAGTGCAGAAAATATTGCACGTTCATCTAATCTATATAATGAGATTATAACAAAAATTTACATTATTCCAGAGGAAAATAAATCTACATTTAATGGTGTCGTTTTAAAATTATATATAGATTCAGGATTTGTTACTCCTGGTACAGAGGGAGAATTAATTATAAATGAATACAAAAAAGATACATCTGAGGAGATTGAGAATATTAGTGCAAAGTTCATAGTCACAGGTATTAATAATGACGAAATATATGTACATACTACATACATTTCAGATAAAGCAAGCTTTCTAGCTCTTTCTTCAGAATCTATTGGGTTGTATGCATATTCAGAAGCTGAGAATCTAACTTCAGATACTGAAGAACAACCGTTTACCTCAATTAATGTACAATATTATCAAGAGCCTGAAGAAACTTCAGAGTATTATAATATTATACTAGAAACTAATCCTGAATCTATCGGTTTTTATCAAACTAGTAATACAGTTATTGGAAATTTATCTGTAATATCAGACGATATACTAAATCCTTCTGGAATAGGGATTTATAGTGATAACTGTTATTTAAATAACCCAACTATATACCTATACAATAGTGCTGAACAAAAGAGTTATCTTAAAATATCTGCTTCAGGAACATCATTCGTTGGAATAAATGATGCTCAAGAAAATTGAATTAGTATCGAAAATACAGGTAAATGTAGTTTGAAGAGAGGCAATCTATATAATATTAATAACTATGATACTTTTTGTAAGTTTGGACCTTTAATTGTATATGAAGATGGTTCTGCAACTTTAGGAAGTGGAGATACTCAAATTACTATATCTGCATCTGGAGAAGTTAAGGTTCCTTCTGCAGCAATAACTACATAATAACTATGAAGAACAAATTAAATCAAATAAATCAGTTTAATGGAGGAATGATAAAGGATATAGAACCATTAATGGTTCCAAATACTGTAATGACTGATTGTTTAAACGGCACTTTAATTACTTATAATGGTAATGAATTTGCCTTACAGAACGATATGGGTAATTATGGGTTTAAAAATGGAGCTTTGAGTAATGGTTTTGTTCCTGTTGGAATGAAAGAACACCAAGGAGTATTATATATTATTTCATATAATCCAATTGACGACAAAGTAGAAATTGGAAGTTTTCCATCACAACAAACAATCTTTACCCCAATTGTAGATAATAAGGATGCTACAATTGAGGATATTATTATTGATAAAACATCTTTATATAAAGATTTAGAAGGTGAAACTAAAATCATACTTCTTAGTAAAGATCCTAATTTTTATTTAAATCCAGGAGATAAGTATCTTCTTATATATGAAAATTTAGATGAATATTCCTTTAAGGAAGCACTTGAACAGTTAAACAATAAATACTATAGACACTTAGTTCCTTATATTCTTACAGATGAAAATAAATTGTATAATATAGATGGGCTTCTTAAATTACAAGTCGATAAATCCACAACTAATAGAAGTGATTGGATTCCTGTATCTTGGGATATTCCTGGTTGGCTTGCTGTAAAGTTTAGTATTACGGTTCCAGAACAATTTAATATATATTTTGATAAAAGTAAGATATATGTAGATAATAGTGATTCAAATGCTATAAAAGTTTATCCAGGCGGAGATCTTAGAGTACAAACTTATTGGAATCTTGTAAATTATGCTGATGGAGATTTAGATAAGATTCAAAATAATTTAGTATATTTTTTACATGATTATGATACTTTAGATGAAAAAAATATAAGTAAATTATCTCCAATAAGTCTAGAGCCTAATCAATTAATATCTTATAATAATTTCCAGTCTATAATATTTAATACTATTGAGGCAAAAACGCTTGGAAACTACAAATATATTACTCCCGCATTATTAGTTGAAAATGAAGGTAAGAAAAATTATATAATATATAGTCAATTTACACAAACAATTTCTAGAGATCCTATAACAATAGATCCTAATGAAATACACTTTGGAAGAAATTATTTTAAATATTTTGTAGGAGATAATTCTCTAACAATGCTTACTTCTTGAGAAAGTTTTCCTGGAGTTAGCCTTGAATATAAGTTAGAAAGATATTCTACTTCAGATTCAGACAACCCCTATACTGCTATTGATTGGACTTCGGTTTCTGATATAATAAGTAATGGAACTATTATTATAGATATACCCTTTTCTGAAAATAATGAAGACATAGCAGAGTATGATACTACTCAAACTGGAGAACCTAAGATAAAAAAAGTTAATTTTAATAAAGAGGATATATACTTTCTAAGTCTTCGTTATGTTATTAATATTGAATCTGGAAATCCTATTAGAGGAGATATAGAACCTGCCGAAAATAGAATTTATGCCACAGAACTTGTAAATAGGTGATATTATGTTAAAGATAACTTTAAGGATATTACAGGACAAGACCTTGTAAATTACTTTGCTGATTATATAAAACTCGAACTTAATTCAGGTAATTATGCGTTTACAGAAACTGCTTTTCTAAAACGAAGAGGTAATGAAGATTCAAAAGATGAAAAAATAAATAATTATTCATTTGATTCTAGTGACTATTTTAGTGAAATTAAATTAGTATATCCAGAACCTCCTGGAGAAACGTATGATACTTCTAAGATTGGAATTAAGACTATATTTAAACAAGGCAATACATATTCTATTAAAAAGGTAGGAAACTCTGAAGTATATACTATATCTGTTCCAAAAGACCAAAATGGAGATGACGGTAGATTATGAAGATGAATCACTTCTAAAGGCGTTACTGTTAACAATGGCAAGGCTATAGATTCTAAAGGCAATACTTATACACTACTCTTTAATAAAATAGATGGATCTTTTTCATTTGATTTGTTTAATACTTTTACAGTTACAAATACTGAATATAATATTGTAAAAGAAATCAGTAGTAGTGATAAATATTTATATGAATATCATCCTATTGGAAAAACTAAAACTAAAGTTACAGATAAAGACGATACTCATACAATAGAATATAGACCTGAATATGTAGAATTTAGAAAAGACGGTTCTAGAAGAGATAAATGATCAATGTGTTTCTGGTGGAAAGAGGTAGGTCCTTTTACTATTAGGTTTGAAAACAATAAGTTGTATTATGGTGAGAATACAGAAGCATTCACTCCAGAAAAGAACTGACCTAGTGTTCTTGGAGATTTAAATATTTCAAGTGGAACTAATTGGCATAGAACAGATTGAAAACCAAATGGCCATTCTGCAACTAGTACAAAAAGTTATGCAGATGATTATGGATTTAATATATATAATTTCTATAATGCAAAATATGGTAATGATAGTAGCCATTCTGGAGATTCTGGTTTCTTTAGCAGATACGGATCTGCAAATAATTTCTGTCTTGCAATGTCATATGAAACAAAAAATTCATGACCTTGTATATATTACTGTGCTAATAAGGCGCCTTCAGAGAAAGATGCTTCTTATATTTCTAAAACTTGTATATATTCCTATCTTATGATGATATACTGTTTAAGATATTGTATGTCTTCTAAAAATAATATAATTTATTATTCTTTATATAACTATAGAGAATCTCTTATAAATCCAGTATATATAAAAACTATTAATCTTTCTGGAACATATAATTGAAAATATTTCATGGATGAGGGAGTTGACATTCCAGATGAAATAGATTCAATATTTAATGGAGTATCTTTTGCAGACAATAATGTGATATCTACAAATACAAATGTCAATTTTAATTGTATAGTTACTCCTGATGAATCTTTTAAATATGAACTCCAAAGGTTAATAGATAATAAGAATAGTGATGTAAGAATTAAAGTAGATGAATTAGAAAGACAGCCGAATATAAAAAGTGGAGACCTGTATCTTATTCATGAGTATAATGAGAATGCAAATAAAGTGAAATTAACTAATGCTATAAAAAGTATGGTGTTTACAGATCAAGTAAGATCTAATATGGATGCTACTTTAGAATTGTTTATGAGAGAGACAGATAATAATACGCGTTCTGTAGCAAGAGAGTTTATTTCTAATATATATGATGACGGGCAATAATGGATATAAAACTGAAAGTAAAAAAGTACAAGGATACTGGAGATATTGCTTGAGAGTATAATCCTTTACGTAATTTAAAAAAATCTGATGATCAGATTGATGATTTTACAGTAAGTAATTCTCAATTAAAATTAGATCTAGAAAATCCTATAGACATAGAATGTCAAAGTTCTTATGATGGAAGTACAAATTTAATATTCAACGATGATAAAAATCCTCCTAGAATAATAAATACTAGAGTAGCGTTATTAGAAAATAATAGATATAAAATTATAAATCGAAACCAAATTAAACAATCTAATTTATATACAGAAAATGAATTAGATCAACAAACTAGGTTATTTAGAAACGTTACTAGAATTCCAAAGATTCAATTTAAAAATGTAGATTACTTTGGAACTCTCAAAGGAGGGAATTATATATTTTATATAAAATATTCTGATAGTGACTATAATGAAACTGATATTGTTGCTGAATCAGGAATAGTGTCTGTATTTAAAGGAGATTTATCAAATCCTAAGACTTGTGTTGGAGCTTATATGGATGAACGTACTGATAAATCTATAATACTTTATCTTAAGAATATAGATACGTCTTTTAGTTATATAAATATATATTATAGTAGAACAAGTTGTGATGTAAATGGTATTTCTAAAACAGATTTTCATAAAATAAAAAAGACTTATGAAATAACTGATGTCAATCAAACAATAACCATTAATGGATTTGAAGAACTTGAAGACATAACTGCAGAAGATTTAAATATACAATATAACTATGTAGAGTCTGTAAAAAGCCAGGCACAAGTTCAAAATAGATTATTCTTTGCAAATGTTTCAAAACTTAAAGAAGACTCTGCCACTTTAAGTAATCTTGCGTTATATATTAATGTAGAAGAATGTCAAGAACATGATATAGGATATATTACAGATAAATATGGAATTTATAAAGGGGATATTACTGCTGCAGAATACTATTCTCCATATAATATATATTATAGACTTGGATATTTCCCTGGAGAAATTTATAGACTAGGAGTAGTATTTATATATAATGATGAGCATTTATCTCCTGTATATAATCTTAGAGGTATTGATTTTAATCTTTCAACTTATCATTTTAAAGAAAAAGGGGATAATGGAGAGATAATATCAAGTAATAAATGTAATTATGATTATAATATAGACTTAAGAGATCCTGAAACTATAGAAAATAAAGATTTTATATCTTTAGAAACTTTAGAAAATACAAGAGGAGTATTTAGATTTACTAAAGATAAGACTATTATTGATCATGACGGAAAATCTGTGAAGCCATTGGGATTAAAAATTAGAATCCCTGAATTTGTAATTAATAAACTTAAAGAACTGAATATTAAGGGATACTACTTTGTTAGGCAACAGCGTATTCCAACATTTTTATTCTCTGGGTTATCTATAGGAGTTGACACTGTAAGTGGAGTTCCTTGTCTTGATCTTTCTGAAGGAGGCCAAAATCCAAAGCTTGTAACAGAATCTTTTGTAAATAAAAATAAGGTATTGATTAACGATTATGATTCAAAACTTATATATAGTAACAATTGTAGCTATTCAGGATTATTATCAGCAGATGTTAAGTGTGATAAGCAAATGCAATCTCTACTTAACTCAGATAGATATAAATTAGTAGAAGCATACAAGTTTAATCAATATAACGCATCAGGAAGAAGTTATACCTTAGATTTAACAAATGTTGAAAGTACAAATGCAGAAACAACAAGCGAACTTTTATATATAGACTCGGATATTCCTCAGAAAATTATTAATGATAATATCTTTTGTACTAGAGCAGGAATGCAAGAAGAAATTAAACAACAAACCTGTTTTGGAAAAGAGGATATAGAATCAAGCGATGCTCAATTAGTTAGAGGAGTATTTACTGATTTTGTAGGATGTAACACTTTACTTGGTAAATCATCATTGTATAATGTTTATATAAAAAATTACTCCGAAACATTTAATAAGGAATATTTTCAAATAAGAATCGATGATAATTCTCCTTACTTTGCAGTATCTGATAGATATGCTACAGATACTAGTGTAATAAAAGACAAAGATATTACAGATTGTACTACTGATTATAAAGACGTGGAAGGTAATTCTATAGAATTTAATTGGAGTATGATTCCAATATTATATCGTGGTGATTGCTTTACTTATACAACTACCATTAGGTTACATAGAAACTTCACTTCTCAAACAGTTCCTACAAATGATACAATAGTAGATTTTAATACTTGAAAAGATAATTTTAAAGGTATTAGAAATACTGAAAACTGGGATGATATAAATATTGGAGATATTAATGCAGTAGCTATTGGAAGTTGAGTAACATTTAAAGGATTATCTAATAATAATATTTCTCTTAGAAGTATTGATGAGTTTAATACAGAAGAAATTGCATTAATGGGAAATCCAAGAGGATTTTATCCTATACAAGGTATGTCTACTAAATCTTCTGCTAAAATTCCAGAAAGTAACTTATATAATAGAGGATATAGTACTACTCTAGGATTTAAAAGAAATTATAAGCACATAGATGTACCTTATGAGGTTGACGAGTTTGATACTCGTATAATGTTTAGTGATATTCAGGTAGATGGAAACTTTAAGAACTCATATAAGGTATTCCAAGGATTATCATATGAAGATTTAGATAGACAATATGGAGGTATAGTAAAAATTCTTCCTTGAGGAGGAAATCTATTAACTGTATTTGAACATGCTATAGCTATTGTTCCAATAAATGAAAAAGCTCTTATTCAAACTACTACTGGGCAAAATATTCATATGTATGGATCTGGAGTATTACAAAAGCAAATGACAATTATATCTGATATGTATGGTTCTATATGAAAAGACTCTATTATAAGAACTCCTAGGGCAGTATATGGTGTTGATACATATACTAAGAAAATTTGGAGATTTTCTGATAGAGGTCTTGAACTTATATCTGATTTTACAATTCAAAGATTCCTTAATGATGAAATAAATCTTAAGGAACTTGAAAAAACAGTAGCATTAGGAACGAGAAATGTTAAAACTCACTTTAATGCTTATAAAAATGATGTTATGTTCACTTTTTATAATAATGATAAAATTTGGAATATATGTTATAATGAAGTACGTAGCATGTGAGTTACTAGATATTCGTGAGTTCCTTTATTATCAGAAAATATAAATAATACATATTTTAGTTTTGATTTGCTTAAGAGTAAAATATTTAGTATAATAAGTAATAATCTTCGGAAAACTGATGATCTTGTAAAGGTAGGAGAAGAATGAACTGGAAAATATGTTACTTCTGATAGAGAATACTCAAAGTTTACTTTCACAGTTGATGGATATGATGGATATAATGTTAATAGTGTCGTTATAAAAGGATATTACTGAGACGAAGATGAAATAAAAACTGATTCACTTATTGAATGCAAAGCAAATGAAGAAACCTGGCTTATGGATGAAGTAAGTGAGAATTGGGTTGAAATTAAAAATAAAAATGTTGGAAATGCTATAGATGCTGAATCAGAAGAGGACCGTCAGAAAATAATCTATGCTAATTATCTTGAACAGAAGGATGCGGCTCCATTTTCAATAGAATTTAAAGATCTATACAGAAAAGAGGATAGAGGCTATTTATATTATACTATTGAAGTAAAATATACTCCATATGTTGTAACTTCATCAGAAGATAATCCTTCTGAAGATGAGAGTGGAAATCTTATGAGTAATTGTATTGTTTTTGGAATTGAACGATCATATACAGCTGGAGCTATTATTCCTTATGAGGTGCTAAAAGAATTCGACATGTTGAAATATCAAGATGATTGAAATAAGGCACTATTATATAATATTTTCGTACATGGTAGAAGTAACATTATTGATGAGATAAATTATTTTGATAGTGATGAAACAAATCAAATATTACCTACTAAATGATATAATAAACAGGAACCTTTTGAGTTTGAATTTATAGTTAATGAACCAAAAGGAATTCATAAAATATTTGACAATTTAGTAATAATATCTAATAATGTTGAACCAAATTCTATTGAAATAGAAATTACTGGAGATGTATATGAATTTAGTAAAAGAGCTATTTATAGAAATAAAACTTTTAATAAAAATGAATCTACAAACGCTAATTTCCCAGAAATCTATTTAGATAAAGAATCTAAAGGATATAAAACAGAAGTTACATGAGATCCAATTCGAAATGAATATTACTTAAATGTACATGCAGATTGTTTAAATATAAAAGAATATGGAAGACGATTAGGTAATATATACTATAGTGAAGATTCTTGGTATTTCCAAGTACAACCAATATATTATGAACAAACAAGCTCTAATGATTTTGAATCTCCATTAAAGGCAACTAAAGTTCGAGATAAATATGCAAGAATTAGAGTTAAATATAAAGGTGATAAACTTGTTATTATTACTGCATTACAAACATTAATGACTCAAAGTTATGCATAAAAGAATAAAAAAAATGGAAATAGGAGGAGTTAGTTCTGGGAATATTATTAGTCCAGATATGTTAAAACAGCTTGGTCTTAACTTAGGAAACTATAATGCTTTCATTAGTGCTTCTATGAATAAAATCAAATCAGATATTGGAAATTTTAAAGATACTAAATCTGATTCTGATGCAGATAAAAGGAATCCTTTCTCTACCGCAAAAGGTATGTTTTCACAAAAAACTGTAGATTCTGTTAGAAATTGACAGAATGATACATTTGCTGGAGCAGAAACTGTAAATAAGCTAAATGGCAAATTTGGAGGAGCTTTTCAAATGGGAGACCAGTTCATTGGAAATCTTAACACAGCCCTTGTAGGAAATGAGAAAACTGGATCTACTGCTCAAGTAATGTCTGGAGTTAAAGACATAGGACACAATGTAGTAAGTCAATTTAATCCTATGGGTGGAATGATTAATACTGGAGCTAAAACTATAGGAAATCTTATTGGAGGAACTAAAGATCGTGTTGAAGGTACTGGTTCTCAAATACAAGGAATGGTAAGTGATGGTCTAAGTATGCTTGGCCCTATTGGAATGGCTGCTGGAGCTGCATTAAATTTAATTAATGGTATTGGAGGAAAGCGTATTAATAAATTAGTAGATAATACATCTGATATTAGTAACGAATATAGTGGTTCAAAGAAATTTATCAGTAATAGTATTGATAAATATAGTAATAAAAAAGCTGGATTATTTGACTTTGGATTTCATCGAAAAGGCCAAAATGCTATAACTAGAGCTAGAAGAATGCAAAATACTACTTTAGATATTACAGATGCAGGTAAAAAGCGACTGAATAATCAAATAGGTCAGTCTCTTGCTAGTAAAAACTTCAATACTTATAATGGATTAGATAATATGTATTCCTTGGCTAAAAACGGAATGAAATTTCCTGAATTAGATGAAGCTAGAGCATTCTTACAGAAACGACCAACACAATCTACAGAAACACAAAAATTCCAACTCGGAGGTAAGATGAATTTAATTCCTGAAGGAAACTTACATGCACATAAACATCATTTAGAAAATGTAAATCCAGAATTAAAAGATCAAATTACTAAAAAAGGAATTCCTGTAGTAGCACAATCTGAAGGAGGAATTGTTCAGACAGCAGAAATTGAAAAGGAAGAATGGACACTTAGAAAAGAATTTACTGATAAACTTGAGGCTTTATATAAAGCATATCAAGAAGATTCATCCAACGAAATTGCAATTGAAGCTGGAAAATTAGTTTGTCATGAACTATTAAAGAATACAGATGATAGAAGTGGACTAATTAAAAGTGTGAAATAATGAAAGAGGTAAAAATAGAAATAGCAGATAAAGAATATAAAGTTCTAATAGCAGAAACGGAAGAAGAAAGAATTCAGGGTTTAGGTAATGTAGAATCTATGGATGATGACGAGGGTATGTTATTTATAATGCCTGAAGATCAAGGTCAAGTAGTATTTAATACAGAGGAAATGGAATTCGATATTGATTTAGTATTTATAAATCAAGATGATGAAGTTTATAATGTAGTATTAGGTAAAGCTCATAGTTCTGAACCAATTATTTCTACTCCTGAAGATGAAGAAGGAAGAACTAAATATGTATTAGAAGTTAATGCTAATTCTGGAATTCAGATTGGAGACGAATTAGACTTTGAAGAGGATATAGATGAAAAAGAAATTGATAAAATGTATATTCTTGGATCTGATGGAAAACCTCAAATGGATTTAGTTGGTGGCGAACGTATTTTCTCAAGAAAAAATTCTAGAACTTTAATAAAATTAGCAAAAAGAGCTAATAAAAGTAAAGCTGATTCTGATTATGCTAAACTTGGAAAAAAGATTTTTAAATATATAAATGAACAGGATAATCGTCCAAGTGAGTTTATCGAATCTCCTAAATAGATAAAGAAAAAGGAGAGTAATTTCTTACTCTCCTTAAAAGATACTAACTATCTTTTATAACCCTATATTGCCTCATGTTTAATCTAGCATCTCCAAAGAGAATGAAATAGACTCATTTTATACTCTTGGGTTGTGGAACAAAGATAATATAATATTGCTAATGTAGCAAGTGTTTTCATAAAAATTTAGTGTAAATGAAAATTTTAGTAATTTTATTTGGATATTAAGAACTAAAGTGTTATCTTTGGGCATTAAATGAATATATGACAATCATAGAGTTATGAGATATCTATAAAAATTAAAATAATTTAAATTATGAAAGTTAAAAAGTATCAAGAAGGCGGGTCCGCTCCTGTTCCTGCGGCACCTGCTGGTCCACAAGGTGGACAAGATCCACTACAAATGTTAGCAGAAATGGCAGCTCAAGCATTACAGACGCAAGACTGTCAAGCAATGGCTCAAGTCTGTGAAGGTTTCTTAGCTCTTTTACAACAAGCTATGAGCGAAGGACCACAAGGTCCTGTTGGACAAGTTCCTGAAGGAGAACCTGTATTTAAGAAAGGTGGAAAGATGGTAGGCCGCAAGAAATGTGCTAAGAAAGAAAATGGCGGGGAAATGAAAAATAAATTCTTTGCTAAAAAGTAATTTAATGATCATTAGATAAAAGGGAGATTTGATATGATCAATCTCCCTTTTTATATATAAAGCAAGTGTGATAAAATGGCACAAGTAATTAAATATCAACAAGGTGGTTCTACTCCTCAAAAATACGGCACTTTTACTATAGATGGTAATCAATATCAGGTTGATGATGATTTTCTAAATCAGATGTCTTCTTATGGAAAAACATTAGATCAAGATACTGCATATCAATTTAGTAAAATAACTGATGCTCTAAGATCAGGTGCTAATTTATCATATAATTCTAGTGCCGATAGATTAGAAGGAGTACAGTTTGATGTTACTAATAATCAAGCAGAACGTTTAGGTAAACGTCGAAGTAGACTTGGCAGAAGTTTTGGAAATCTATGAAGGGGAAAAGAAAATACTGCAAGAAATGCAGTTCATGCTTTAAAGGATTTTCAATATAAAAAGCCAGTAGAAGCATTAGATCCAATTAATATTAGAGATTGGTCTAGTGATATTACTATGGAATATAAGCGTAATAAAGATACTGGAGATTTTGAATTAGTAAATGGAAATAGAGTTTATATAAATGGAGCTAATAATCTAAAAGCAACTAGAAGACTTCGTAGTCTAAAAGATATTGCAGGTTATGGGGATAATGATCAATTTAAAGGCTATAATGATTTAGATAAGCAAGCTTATATAGACTTTTACAATAAATATGGTGAGCAAGGCATAGAAGATATTATATCTAGGCTTGAACAAGGAAATTGGACGGATGAAGATGCTATGGCATTAGATGATATTGGTATCTTTTTAGGAGGAAGTAAACCTGTTCAAGCTCAAAAAGAAGTAGATCCTGCACAAGAAGAACTTAAGAAAACAAAAGAAAACTGAAGTAAAGCAGGATGAGATTATGATAAGTACCATAACCTATTTAACGTTGATTCAAATGGGAATGTAACTATAAATAATCCAGAATTATTATCATATATTGGAACTGGAGATGCATGACTTAATAATGAATTTAAAAGAAAATATGGAAGTTATGCGGATTATATTCCAGATGACTCTGGTTTATTTGTTATTAATGGAAAAGTATATAGGGGTGATGACCAAGATAGTTTATCTAAAATTCAAAAGTATTTAGATTTTGTAGCAGATAATAAGAGAACTGCTGGTAATTCTTCAATTATTAAACAATATTGGGATGAAAATCGTTCTAGATCTCCATGGTTTAGTACTTCTGTTGATTCAGAAGGTAATCCAATGTGGTCCCCGTATTTTCAACCAAATCGATATGCTGCAGATCTAACTGGTAACTATGTTAGACAAGCAGGTGATCCTTTAGTTTATGATTATTTTCCTAATTACAATCCTGAAGATTCTTCTCAGTTTGATCCCTATGGACACCCTTTAAGAACTTTAGCAGAAAGAGTATATATTGATCCTTTAACTAAACAAAGAATTAATTATAATAATACTTTACAAGAGCAATTAGATCCAAATATAGTTAATTCTTACTATGAAAATAATCCTACAACTGCTTTTAATAGTTACTATACTATAGGAAATACTGGAGGATATAAAGAAGTAGCAAGTACTGGAGATGCTTCAAATCCTCAAACAAGAGCTACATTGTATTATAATCCTCAAACTCAATTATACTATTTTCATGACGAAAACCCAGGAAATGATAACTATACATTAAATAGTCGTTTACCTGGATCTGAAGATAGTATGAGAAATTATTATTGGAATATTGATTCTCGTTTAGGACAATATATTGAGCAACATCCTGAAATCTTAAGAGATCCAGAAGTTAAGGGATATATTAGTGATATTATTAGAAATCCATATATAGCTACAATTAGTACTCGTCATGCTAAGTTTAATCCAATTATTGGACAAAAATATCCTGATTTATATCAATTATTTCAGGATTTAATTAAAACTCAAACGCTTGGTAAGTATCAACAGCAATATTCAGGAACAGGAGGTAATTCTGCTCTAAGAAGTATTACTACTCCTGAAGGCTTAGAACAATTAGGTTTAGCTTATAGAGTTCCAAGTAATAAAAACGGAGGAGTTATTAAATATCAAATTGGAGGAGTTGCTGCAAATAGAGTTAATAGTGCAAAAGCTAGTAAACAAGCAATTCAACAATCAGATAAAAAACTTCGCGCTGCTGGAGAAGAAAAAACTATTGGAGATGGTACACAATTAACTGCTGCTGACAAAGCTGAAATTGTAGCTTTAGTTGCAGATGCTGCTTCTTTAGGTGCTACTTTTGTACCAGGATTTGGCAATGTTGCTGGAGCTGGAGTTGGTGCAGTAGGTTCATTAACTGGTTTTGGAGCAGATATTGCTAGAGATGGATTAGATTGAGGCGATGTTAGTAATTTAGCACTTAATCTAGGATTAGATGCAGCTACTTTACTTCCTGGGATTGGCTCAGGAGCTAAGGCAGCAAAAATAGCTAAAGCTTTAAAGAAATCTAAGGCTGTCGCAAATGCTGTTAAGTGAGCAACTAGAGGAGTTAGTTTTGGAAGTGCTGCATCTGGATTAGCAACTGCATGAGAAAATATTCAAGATGGTAAATGAACTATTAAAGATGTTCGTACTGTATTAAATGGAGTTAGAGGTTTTGCTAATTTAAAACGTAACACAGGAAGTGCAAAATTAAAAGGAGGAAACTCTGATATGGTTACTTTAAAACCAACTAATAACAAAAATCTTCCTACCATTAAATTAGGCCGTTCTGAGATTGAGTCGGTCAATTCACTTCCAAAAAATCAAAAAACTGAAAAGTTAGAGGAAATAATTATTGGAAAATTAGGTAAAGCTAAAACAGATAATGTTACTGACTTACTTTCTGAGTATGGTATTAAACGTTCTTCTAATGTAAATTTCAATTGGAGAAAACCTTGGAAGTCTTCAATAGGTAAAGGACTTAATACAGGACAATTTAAATATGATGAACTTCCTAGTACTTATAGAAATCCAGATGATATGGGTTGGTGAAATTGGAATAAGACTGCTGCTACTAGAGATGCAAAAACTAATAGAAGTAATCCTTATTTTAAGAACTATGTAGATAAACAAACTTCTCAAGTTCAAAGATTTTTCGGAGGACCTGAAATGTTTACATCTGTTACAGCTCTAAAACGGAGACCTATTACAATGCCAATCTATTCTAACTTAGCTCCTAACTTAGGAATATTTAGTAATCAACCACAACATCTCTGGTATTATAAACCAGAGAATAATCCAGTATTTTATAAAAAAGGCGGTAAAATTATAAAAGCACAACCTGGTACTAAGTATCCTACATTTAGTACTCCAATAGATCAAAATTGAACTAGTGTAGCTGATTATATGCTAGATAAAAATAATAATCCGATTAATGTACAAGTAGATCCAGTTGCTGTTGTTGGAACTCCTATTAAACGTGCTTCTACAAGCTTAAATAAAGCTGTTCAATCACCTCAAAATACTGTAGTGAGGAATCAGTATAATTCAATTTTAAATGATGCTAAAATGGCTCAAATTAATAATAATCTTGGGTTTAAAGGAAGGTTAGATTCAAAAGAAGAATTACTTAATGATTCTACTAGTAGAACTTTGTCTAATTTAAACAGATCCTCATATAATACAGATAACTCTGATTATACAGCTTTTGGACATGGCAAAGGAAAAGGATTTAATATTAATCCTGATATGGTAATGGGAATAGGAGACTTTATTACTTCTACAATAGGTATCAATCGTACTACCCAAAAAATGAAAGATGCCATTCGTAAAGGAATGATAGGTTCTCAACAACAAATGCCTACTGAGTTTTACTCTAGATTTAGTGATAATGGGTTGCATAGAATGTATAATGATCGCATTAAAAGTATGCGTCAATATAAGACATCGACTAGTGATCCAAATAAAGTATTAGCAGAAAGACTTATGAGAGATATGAATGTTGATCAATTAGAAGGAGAAAGAGATGCTAAATTTTCTCAAATGATAGATCAATATAATGATAAGTTACTTGCTCAAAAACAACAATACGCTAATATTAGAACTCAGATAACTAATGAGAATAGAAACCGTTGAGCACAAGGTTTAGCTCAGTTAGATATGGCTGATGCTAATAAGATTACGCAACAAACTCAAAATGTTAAGAATCTTATTTATCAGTTAAGAGGAGACTATGCCAAGGATCTAAATGAAAAACAAGCTTTACAAGCTCAATTAGCACAACAAAAGGCTGCTGGAGATTTCAGTAATTGGTTTACTAATTTTAGAAATAGTAAAATTAATGAGTTCTATAATTGGCAACAGAATGAGGGTAAAAATCCAGAATATAGTGGTTGGAAAATCGATGATTATTTAAATTACAAATATTCTGGAGATATTGCTACTAATAGAAGTAAATATGGAATTGAGGCTTTAGTTAATCCTTATCAGCAATCTCAAAGAAGATTTTGGCTTGGAGGAAACAAATTAGATACAAAACCATATTTAATTAATTATACTAATCCTGAGCAAATTCCTATTCAAAGATTTATACCTTATAGTTATAAATCTGGCGGTAGATATTTACGTAAAACAGATGAGCAACAATATCTAGACCAGCAAAAAGCTATCAATAAGGCTGTTGGAGAACTAAATAATAACATTATTAAGTTATTTCTAAAAATGATGTCATAAATATGAAGATAAAGAGATATCAAAACGGGGGTATTAGTTATACCCCCTTTTTTAGAGATGCTGCAGAGCCTACACAAGTTGCTACTCAGACCTCTAAAACAAGTGAAAATAAAGAAGAACAACTTATTCAAAAAGAAATTATTAATGTTCTTAAAGAGAATGGGTTACCTAATGATGTAGATTACTTCTTAGATAGAGCTAATAGTTTTTTAAGAAAATCTCAAAACTTAGGTGAATTATTTGTATCTGGACAGAGTAATCAATATGATATGTCTGATTTAATTAGATTACAATCTTTAGCTAATAGAATTAAACATAATAATGAATTACATGAAACTGCATCAGAACAAATTATTAAAGAAGGATCTGGGTCTGAAGTTGCAATTAGTAATGAAGGTAGCTTATATGTGTATAATAAAGACGGCAGTATTAAGACTATATCTGCAGATACTTATTATAAAAATCCACAAAAATATCAAGCATTAACTAATTCTCAATTAATTCATCTTCGAGAAGAACGTCCAGAACTAGCATATAATAATAGTATCCTTACAGATTTATCTAATACAGTTGGAATGAAATCTATAGTAGATTATGTAAAAGCTACTATTGGAGCGTTTGGAACTAATAAATCCTCAAATCAGTTTGATAGATATACTTCTAAATATCAGAATAAAATTGAAAAAGGATTTGAACAATTATTAGGATTTAATGGACCAGATGGAATATATAAAGTTACAGAATCAAATAGTACATCTAATCAGGGATATCATGATAAAGAAAGTCTTGATTTAGCTGTTAATTATTTATATAAGACTCTTCCACAAAATATGAAAAACGTTTTAAGAGCTCAAGCAGCTGCTGAAGGTTTTAATCCAAGTAATCCTGAAGATGTAAAACGATTACTACAAATTGCTGTAGTTGAACATACAAATCATAGTGTAGAAAATACACAAGCTTTAGATTATGATTCAACTGCATCTAAAGCAGGCAGTGGAAGTTCTGGAGGAACTGATAAAGATGTTAATAGAAGCTCTCTAGAAACTATTGCTGCAGGTAGAGTTGTAGATCCTAAAATTGCAGTTTTATCAACATCTGATGCCAAAGGAGGGTTAGAAATTGTAACTAGGGATTATCCATTACAAGATAAGAATGGCACACAAGTAACTCAAAATACATTAAAAAATGTATTGGATAAGGCTGAAATAGGTAATATTGTTGATAAAAATTCTATTTTCTTTGGAGATCAAAGAATATCAGATATTGATTTAAATAGACTTGTGTGAGATGGCTCTAGTTCACTTAGTAGAATGTGACTTCCAAAAGATCGAGATGCAGAACAAATGGGAGTTTATAAGCCTGACTTAGATGCATATGATCGATATACAAAATTTGAGGAATGAATTGAAGATAATCCTAATGTATCTAGACAAAGAATGATAGAAAAATTACATGAATATGATCTAGACTTAGAGTTTGATACTGAAACTAATAGATGAAAATTCAGACCTGAAGATATGATGGTATTTTTTGGATTATCAGGTTATGCTAGTGATAAAGCTATTGACTTTGATAGTAATTCTCCTTGGTTATGACATGTTGATGGACCAGATAAAGATAGAATATTTGATATCTATTCAACTTATGTAAATTATGGAGGAGATGTAGTAAAGAAATCAGACAAAAAGGTTGATAACTTTAAGCCAGGCTTCTTTGGAAAAATATTTCATGGCAATAAAAATTCAATGTATAAAGGAATGATATTTATGCCTATGCATGATTCTAAACTTGCAACTGTTGCATCTAATCATGAAATTGGAAGTGCTAGTGAATATAGAGATATATATAATCAGGCAAATCTGAAAAAACAACAACAAAGCATAAAAGCTAATTTTTAAAGTATGATGGATCAGAAGAAAAATGATTGGCTGGCGGCATTATTTTTTCAGCCAGACAAAAGTGTTCAAGAGTTAGTTAATTTAGGAATAACTCCTGATAACTCTAATGTTAAAGATAGAGAATATTATAAAGGTATACCAGAAATACAAGAGGCGTTTAAAAACGATAGAGGAGAATTTGATAATCAAAAATTCGATACATATTATAAAGACGTTTTAGACTTATATAATCGTGCAGATGAAGCTAATTTAGCAAGTACTGCTATGGATTCATTTACATATGATCCTGCAGATTATTTTGCACCTCTCGGCGGCGATGTACTGGATGTTAGTTCAAGATTAGTTAAATTCTCTAATCCTGAAAGAAGAAGTCGAGGTATAGTTAATCTATATGAAACTTCTGATCCAACTATGTCGATACGTGAAGTAGCACAAACAAATAAGATATTTAATTATGATACTGGTAAGTTTGAGGATTGAACACCTAATGAATGAGGTGGACTAGGTGCTATAGCTCGTCCTACACTTGTATTAGCTCAATGAGATGAAGATGGAACTCATGAAGTAAATGGAAGAACTGTTTCACATAAAGCAGGAGATTTAAAATTTAATAGTGAGGGAGATCCATTTTATGAAACATTAGGAAATAGACCACTTACAGGGAAAGATATTTTACATATCTCTGATACATTAACTGTTGATGGAAGTAAATGGAATAAATATGATTTCTTTGATTCAGATGGATTAGATAAAAGTGTTGGAGGTACCTTAGCAAAGGTTTTATTTAAAGTAGGTCCAATGCTTATTCCATATGTTGGACAAGTATATGGTGGTATGACAGCTGCTGTTGAAATAGGAAAATTATTCCCAGTATTATTTAGAAGTATCGAAGGTATTGCTAAGGGAGATTTAACTAACTCTAAATCAGCACAAACTGCTACCGATATTCAAGCTTGGTTTTCTAGATTTGATGGAAGTGTTTCTGATTATGGAAGAAATAGTTTCTGAAACGTAGAAAATATTGGAAAATTAGTTGAAGATAGCTCAAGACAATTATTTCAACAAAGAGTAATTGGGCAAATACCGAAGTGAATAGTAGGTAAAGAAAATGTTAGTGAAAATACAATTAAATGAGGTAGAGCTTTATCTTTAGCTTATATGGCAGGAACCTCTTCTACAGATGCCTATGATGCGTTTAAGCAAGCTGGAGCATCTGATAGAGTTGCAGGATTAGGAATGTTATCTGTAATGGGAGCAATGTTTGCATTAATGAATAATGACTATTTTAAAGATTTTTGGTTTAAAGATACATATCTCGACCGTACATCTGTAAAAGGAGTTATTAAAGACGTTGCTGAAAAAGTAACTAATGAAAACATCAACAAAGGAGTTGTTTCTCCCAAAGCTGCTGCAAATTGGGTAATAAAAACTAAAAACCAAATTCAGCAACGAATATCCAAAATGAAACCTGGAGATATTTTATATGACAGTTTCAATGAAGGCTCTGAAGAAGTAATGGAAGAGTTTTCATCCGACATAATAAAAGGATTTTATTCAGCTTTAAACGCACTGGGTATTATTGATGAGGATAAACAACTCGATTTTGGTATAAGTACAGAAGAAGCGTTTGCACGTTATACTTCTGCATTTATGGGAGGTGCTATTGGTGGTGCTGTATTTAGTTTACATGAAAAATGAGATTCAAGAATTAATTCTATAAATGATGAGGCAATTCAAAAACCTAATGATTCTCTACAAGAAATTATATACTTAATAAGAAATGGCAAAACCTCTGATTTAAAAAGAGAATTAACAAGATTACGTGATAAAGGAGCTCTTGGAAGTAGAAATCTTTCGGGTAAATCGTTTGAACTTGTTAAAGAGCCTGACGGATATAAAATTAATTACGAATCTGCAAAAGAAGGAGAATCTCAGAACGATGTTATTTATAACCAAATTAATAGTTACATCGATCGGATTGATAGTATTATCAATGAAGAGGGACTAAACATTTCTGATGAAGAGTTACAAGCATTATCAGCTATGACTGGTATTAATGTAACTGAAAATTTAGCTAAGAATATTCAGAGAGAAAGCCTTAAAAATCAGTTAATTGAAACTGGAGTTTATAGTAAAATATTCTCTGATTGGAATGATCTTACAGAAGATATCTTAAAAACTAAAGTAGCTTTAGAATCTAAGATTACTCCTACTGAACTTGAGCCTAAAACTCCTAAAGATGTGGATAACAAAATAGCAGCAGCTCAAAATGATGTAGAATTTCAAAGACTAAAAGCAAAACTTGATGATTTAAGAGCAAGACGTGATAAAATAGTCTCTGGAGAACTTAATGACTATTATTTTGGGCAAGCAAGATTTGCAGCTACTCCTGCATTAGCAACTGCTTTTGTTGATGACTTAGGTATTCATAATTTTACCAAAGTTCGATATCAGAAAGACTTCGATCAATTAACATCTGATGAAAAAGTTGTGATTAAAGAAGAATATGAAAAATATTCTAAATCAACTGAGAAAACAAAGGTGTTTGCTGCGTATGATTTATTTAATAGTCTAAATGAATCTATTGCACAAGATTTAGTAGCTGTATCTCAAAAAACTGTAGACTTAAGTAAAGCTTATGCTCCAGGTGAAACTATTCAAACTAATCGTATTAAAAACATTGATAAAGAAATTGCTAATCTAAAGGCACAAATAGATGAAGCTATTTCTAAACTTCCCGAAGGAGTTGAAATTAATGAAGAAGTATCTGAACTTCAAACTAAATTACAATTAACTGAAAACTACAAAGATTTCTTAGTTAAAAGACATGAATTTGGATTAACTCAGGAGCTGAGTGAAGAAGGTAGAAAAGTATTAGCTAGACCAGATACATTTATAGCTGATAATGAAGCTGCCTTAAATACATATGCAAATAGCTATATTGACTTCTTAAACTATTTAAAGACCAATTCTTTATATACTGATGTAACAGATGTAGACCTTGTTGCATTAATGAAGAGTTATTTTTATGTAAATGGATTTACTGAAGGAATTGCTGCAGCTAATTGAGAAAAAGCTATTAATACATATATAGAAAGAACAGAAGGTGATAGTGTAGGCTATGAGTCAATGACTCTTGGAATTGCAAATGACTTAGCTGTTTTTCAAGATATTGTATCAAAAGGAGATATAAATCAAATTAAAACTGCATATCAAAATCTTTTACAAAGTGATGGATTAGTAAATTTATCAGACTTTTTAGGACAAAGTGCAGATGAAATATTAGCTGGAATTATTCCGAGAATATCTGGAAGAACGTTTATTGATTTTATTAATGAGGTTTCAGATCTTAAATCTGAAATTAAGGTATCCCCTGCATATGAGTTATTAGAAAAATTTGCAGTATCTACTAATGGAATTAGTCAAAATATTGTTAATTTGATTGTAAAAGAGTATAATAGTTACCTTAATAGTGATTCATTAGAGGATTATATTATTAATAATAAGGATGCTTTAACTAGACTTAAAGAAACCAGTAGATTTATTGATATTTTAAATTCTCTTGTTATTGCTTCTATAGATGGAGGATATAATACTCAAATTAATAAGTTCAAGAAAAAATTAGCTAAAGATCTGCTTGCAGAAATTGATACAGAAACTGCAGTTAATATGTCTTCAGATCTTAAAGCAATTAAAGTTAGACTTGATACATTAATAAAT